CTTTTGCTGTTCTTTCTCTTTATCTGACCAGAATTTTCTTTCAGATAGTAGAGTAGCCTGTGGATCTTCCTCGCCATCTTTAGTTGAGGTCTTGCCTACACGCTCTCTTGCAGCCGCTAAAGTTTCTTTATCCAACTCCTTGCGATCTACTGCTGGTGGAGGTGGTGCTGCTACTGGCATAAATGGTGCTGGTGCTGATTTACTTCCCATATCTAACTCCCTAATAAACTTTTAGTGCCTACTTCTGTATCGCCTAAAACTCCTTTACCGCCAGTCAATAGTGTGGCGTATCGACCCTTCTTTTTATTTTTAAGTAAAGCCCTTTTAGCCTCTGATGGAGCTTCCACCTCTGTTGGTAAAACCGCCTCTTCTGGTGATGCGGCAACAACTGCTGGAGTAGGGCCTGGTGCTGGCAACGATGGTGCTGGCAACGATGGTGCTGATGGCGTTGAAAATATACTCTTTACAGCTCTAAATACTCCACCCATATTAATCTCCTAAAATATATTAAAGTTACTATCCGTTTGCCGCTGTCTAGGTTGCGTTTCGTGTATTCTTGCAAACCTTAAAGAGAGAGTAGCATATCTAATCGCAGAAATCAAATCATCTTTAAAAGGTACGATTCTGCCATCTTTTCGATGGTACATTCTAAACTCTTCAAGTACTTGCGGTTGGTTGTTGAACACTTTGAAGCGACCTGTCTTCATTCTCTCCAACATATCCATAACACCTGCCTCTAATGAAACGCCACCTGACCCCTCTTTCATTCCTGCTGATGGAGGATTTGTAAACCACCCACCCCAACTCCTGCCAGATCCCTTTAACATATTCACACCTAATGCTCTATACTGATCCGCTAATGGAGTACCTGATCCTTTATCAGCTTGCCTTCCATCTCTAGGCCACATTACAGGAATCCATTTAGGTCTAGCATTAATTGCCGCTGCATGAACTGCTGCTACCTCCATAGACTGTGCATAACTGTCATACACATAAACCACATCGCTATCTCTATCCCATGCTATCCACGCTGCCGTTGTAGGATGATCCCAACCATAATCCATTCCACTTATTCTAGGCCAATGAGCAGGAATCTCAAATGGATCACAAGTAATAATCTCTTCTGGAACAGGGAAGACTAAACCAGAACCGAGAGAAGGAATACCTAATGACCTCATCTTCCTTTCGTGGGGTGGTAATGCCGCTAGAATCTGCTCCTTAACATCTTCTGTCATATGGGGTGCATCATCCCATCCAGCAGTCATCATAAACTGACCGTTACGAAGATCATTCATAAACTGCGCTACTGTTTCAGTCATTCCATTCTCAGGAGTAAATGTCATATAGACCATCCCACCCTTATCCGCAGTACGAGTAACTGCTTGTGTATAGATTTCAGGTGGTGGCTCTTCATCTAGCCAAATTACATCAAGGCTCTCACCCATCCATTTCTCTTTACCCATCTCATAAGCCTTAAAGCCTAACCTTGAGTTACCTCCTGACTTATGGCGTATTACTATACTATTATGCGCATTAGGAACGCCTGGCTTCCTTGTTGCCTCACCTATATTCTTCATAGGAATTGCACCTGTCCCTCTTACTGTCTTATCATCTGGCTGCCCTAAAAGCTCCCGTTGTAGAATATCTCTAGTGGTCTCGTTTGAGCTACCACCTGCCCAAGCCCGAATAGGACGATCCCATTTCCTCCCCTCCCACCAATCAGGATATTCACCTGTTAAATGTATTGCCATCTCCATAGCACCACAATAACTCTTACCAATACGATTAGCCGCCATTAATAACTTCTGATTACCTGATGCTTTATGGAAGTCTAATTGATAATCATACGGAGCATAATACTTTAAACGGTTATGCTCCTCACGATACTTTAACTCTTTCGCTAACTCTAATGCTCTTTCAACACTCATCTAAATCACCCTCTTCTTCCATCACTAGATTATCCCATACCCTCAATAATGCAGCTCCTTGAGTTCTAGCTCCATACCTCAGCATATACGGAGTCAGCATATAAACACCTTTAGTAACTGTCGCAATATATCCATCATCCTTTAATCTTTTCATTATCCTATCTACAGAACCGAGAGAAGAACCTGCACCATCGGCAATCATCTGGTGAGTTCCAATTATTCTATTTTGGCTATCCTTCTTCTTAATGAGGTAGGTAAGTATCTTTACAGTAGCATTACCAGTCACGCCAAGATAATCACACAATGTTTGAATATAAGCCCTTTCCCAGCCCTGCTCACTACTCTTCTCATAAAATACATTTGCCTCTAGTATCTCACCTGTAGATGTATCTAATATCTTAAACCTATTTTGTAGGTCTGTATCATTCTCTAAATTACCTATTCTCATATCATCTCCTTAGCCTAAACACTAATAATTATACAGTCTAAACACTAAAAGTCAAGCACCTTTTACAGTCTAAACACTAATTAAATTATGCAAATATTGAGTAAACTATCAAATCTGATA